GCAAGTGTCTTTATAAATTCTACAAGCTTTGATACAAGGAGAACTTGCTGGTTTTTCCATTAATTATATTCCTTAATTAAATCTTCTTTAAACCATTTTTGACAAGCTTTAACTTGAACACCCACTCGACTTTCGCCACACTCACTGGCTCGGTATTTAACTCTATCTTCGATTATTACATTAAACAGCTTAATTGCTTCTTTAAAACCCTGGGTGGCTACTACTTTATGAGCTACATCAAAGTTAATATCTCGATAAGTTAATTCTGCAAAGTGATAAGTTTTCATATTAGTTTCCTTTATTTTAAAAAGTTTGGAGTAGAAGTAAATTTGTAAGTTGCCATGTAAGCCTTAGCGCCTTTGTAATACGCTTGATAAGATAATACACACTCATTCCAAGACTTAGGTTGCTGCCTGCCTTTAATATAATACTCTTCCGGCATACATAATGGAGGGATAGTTAAATTTTTAATATTAATAGATGTTTGCAAACTACAAGGTATATACGCTAACGTCTCTTTTAACTTAGTTTCACTGAGATGCACTTTACCGTAGCGCTTAGTATACTCATCACATAAGGCAACAAAGTGCATATAGCTCCATACATAATTGGCCCCACTAGTTCGAACCCAAATTGTAGAAGGGTGGTTAAGGTGAGTCTTTTTATACAGCAAGCAATCATCTGTAACTATTTTAGAAGTAAGCTCCCGGTGGGCTGTACTAAGCATTTGTGCAACTTCAAGTATCATTTTGACTACATGCTTGTCACACATTAGTATAGCTGACTTTGTAGGAGATTTATTTAAAACAAATAAGTTCATTTGGCTTTCCTATTTATCAAACAAGTCTAGTTGGTTGCCATCAATAAGAAACATCCTTGATTTTAAAGACTTAATCATACGTTGGTTGTCTTCACTATCTTGCTCAAGCAACTCAATTTGTCTCGTTAATTTACGGATACTAGCTGTTCTTGAGTTCATTGCACTTTTAATTTTAAAGTCTTTCCACCAGTTTTTCATAATGATAATCCTTGGGCATGTTTACCTAAAAGTTCTATAAGATGTAATACAGTTAAAACAAATGAAAGAGCGCCTACACCAAGGATAGACATTCCGATTACTTCAATACCTTTGTCACTTATATTCATTTTACACCAATCCAATCTGCTATTTTAGCAGCAACTGTAGTTAAAAGAAGACCTATAAAATTTACAACAAAAACACCAGCAATAAAAACAACAATAGTTAACATCGTAAAAGAAGTCATAATATTTTCCTTTAGTTTAATAAATAAACAATAATACTACCAACAATAAGAAGTAATACAGATATGATTAAAAAACCTCTTTCAAGCGCTCTAAAGTCAACCTGCTTACTTAACGCTTTATATGATTTAGCCCAGACTACAGCGGGGATTACAGAAGACATTGCGCCTGCTATAAAAGTACCTGCATTATTAAATTCGCCATCTAGTGCTAACCAGAGCGCTAACCCTTCTAAAAAGAATACAGACAAAGCAATTAATGTTGCTATTGCAATAATTTTAAAGAAAGTTTTTAAGTTAGAAACAAAATTTGTCATTTTAATATACCATATTTAGTTTAAGAATCTGTCTCATCAGCACATGTAGATTAGTTCATGTGGACGCCCAAAAGAGCGTTTCGACTTATGCTACAATTGTAGCTTCTTCAATCATGTTGCCTAACTCAAGATTCATTTGAGACGTAGGGACAACATACTCAATGTGATTAAGCTCAGTAGTCTCGCCTAAAGCTACGCCACGATAAGTATTAAGGTCACGGTCTAAAACAAGTTTAACAACAACACGACCGTCTAACTGATAACCCTTTGCAACCTCTAAGCTGTCTGCCCAGTAAGAAACACGAAGGTTAGTATTAACTTTATCAGTGGCAATTAAATTGTCAGCTTCTAATTTACTCATAGCGCGATAATAAATATACATTTTGTTTCTCCTTTAACAGATAGATTTGATTAGTATGACTTTTAATTCTTCCATATTAGATACATCATTTTTCTCACTTTTTGGGCTATTTTTTGATCATTTTTAACTCTTTTTCGATAAAAAAACCCCTCCAGATTTCTCTGAAAGGGTTAAATTTATTTTCGCATGTTCATTAATTTACCAGCTCCACGAATACCAAAGCTAGATGATATCGCAATAAATAATAAGTATTGATACCATTCGGGTAAAGTTTCTAATGCAGCAAAACCAGTAGATACACGGGCAATGACGGTTACATCATTAACAGCAATAGCATAGCCTACCATGAATATTGGTATAGCTAAAATAACAGTCCAAAATTCGTCTTTCCAAGAATCCTTAGATGCATCAGCCATCTTGGATTCCCAGTCAGCATCATTCTTTATGCCAGACAGTTTACGCTCGTGTGTAGCTTGTTTTTCTTCTGCCTTGTTGTTCATATAGGTCTTAGCTAAGCCGACAACAGGCCCAAGTAAACTAGTAAAAAGATTCATAATTAATCTCCATAATAAGACAACAAAGTGCCCGTTTGAAGCATCCTTGATTGACGATTAGTTCGGTTAGGGGTTTGTTGAGCAAGAAGAGAATCTAACATTTCTTCTCCTGCTTTTTCAAAATTTCCATCAGTACAATATCCTAACATTCTTTTAAAATTGTTAAGACCGCTAACGCCTATCTGATAGCCCATTGAAATCAATACTGCCTTTTGAACATCATTACAATTTTCATATGCAGACAAAATACGAGGAAAGTTTTTAAAGCTTTCTTCAACTTCAATAGAATGATGCTTTGACCATAACTCTGCTACATCTCTAGGCATTTTAGGAAAGCCTTTAAAGTCTTCAAGCGATTGATCTTTGTATCCGATTTTCAATCCTACTCCTACAGTAGGGTACTTCAAAGTACAATAGTAAACCTTGCTAGAATATCCTTCTTCTGCTACAATTATTTTAGTAACTAAATCTAATTTATTCATCATTTTCCTTTATATTATTTTTAAAGCAAAAGTATTAATACATATATAAAAACAGGAATAATAACCAAAGCTGCTGCTATGGCTATAGTAAAATTCATAATCATTTTAATCATATTTCTTCTTTTTAATATAGCTATTCTTTCTGCTTTTAATCTATCTTGTTTACACTGAGCCTGATAAGACAGCCAATCGCCCCACATATCCGGACGACCGGCGTATATCATATAGTCTTTAAGCCATTCTTCTTGAGCTTTAATTTTCTCAAGTGCCATAAAAGCTTCCAGATCACTTTTGCCCTTAGATGATACTCTTTTAGATATTGAGCTTTTGTTATTAAAATAAGATTGAGCTGCAGCAGAACAATCGTAAAGTTCTTTGCCGTTACTAAGAGCTGATTTAATAACTTGAAATGCAGCATTAGCCGCAGCAATTTCTGCTAACATTAGTTATATACCTCTAGTTATACACTTTTACCTTAGTGGGGTCTACGTACTTGGGTACGCAATAAGCATGAACCGGAGTGTAATATCTACGTTTAGTACCTTGAATAGTCAACTCTTCAGCAAACCATCTGCATCGATTTAAATCTTTCCAGTAACTAGTGGCATCTGCATCGATAGTACCATTTACTAGCACTATCAATGCAAATACTAGTTTCATTCTACAATTTCTTCTTCTTTCTCAAGATCAGCAACTAACATACTAATGAATGCTTCTTTGCCAACTGATAGTTGATCAAGGTTAAATTGAGTTGATTGTATCTTACGATCCAAATCAGAGCAATGACTTACCATGGCTTGCTGTTTTTGAGTCATGTCTTCAAAAATATATTCTACGTCATTGATTACGATAGGGTTGGTTTTTTTCTCGCCCATGTTAATTCTCCAGTTAATTAAATTATTAGTTTATGACTTTCTAAGTCTTTAGTTTTAAGTTATTATATTAAAAAAGACAATAATACCATCATTGCCTTCTTCTTTATAAGGCGGTAATTTAAATCAATATTAAATTACCAATTAAGTATTTCTAGTACTTTACTGCTTTATGCGGATAATTGACTAAACCATCAGTATCGGGTATGTAGTCAGAAGGGAATTCTAATAGGTCTATATATAAAGGTTTTTCTATAATGGCCTTACCTTCAGAAACAATTCTAGCATATTCTTCATTAAGTGCTTCCATCCAGTCGATAGTGCCCCAGTCTTTATCTCTTCTGTTAGCGTAGCATACTATGCCATCTAGTCGTTGATCATAAACATAAGTAGGATAAATTTCATGCAGATGTCTTAAATCAATAGTACCTTGACTCCAAGCATACTTTAAATTATTATACTGCATAGTATCTTCACCTACTATTAAATTTGGATCGAACGCAAACTCTATAGCAGCTGCTTTTTTCGAATAAAATGTTAACCTTAAATGATGCTCCCAGTTATTAATGTACTTATAAGCAAATGAATATAATTTAGTATGAGCTTCATTTAGTCTTTTTGAGTATTCATCAAAAACCGGAATGTACTCCCCTGCTAATGTAGCTTGCCACCATTCATAAGAGTGCATAAATGATCTATAAGCATATCCGGGAATATATTTAGGGTTTGTTTCATTTGGAGCATTTTGATAGAAAGTGTCAGCATTAATACCCATCTGATATTCTAAAGCAATCGCATCCGGTGGTGAATTACTTTGTGCAATTTTATCATATAGCCATATACCATGGGGGGTAATAAAATCGTCGCCATCTACCAGTACCATATAGTCGTTATCTGACTCACGAAAAAGTTTCATCACTGAGTTCTTTCCCGTTGACGGCGTACCATCACTTTCAGTAACGTAATACTCAACTCCTTCAGAGATACACCAAGCCTCAGCGTCCATTAGATATTGAGCGTTTTTATCGCCGTCATTACCCTCAGCGTCTACCCAAGAGTTCAAGACAATAACCAAGTCTTCTTTTGGTATGTAATCTAAGTGCCTTTTAGTGCCATGCATGTTTCTACAACAAAGCACGTAATATTTTAATTTTGCCATATCAATCACCCTAAAGGTGCTATTGGCCAAACAACACTGTTTGGGTAGCCTTCTTGATCAGTTATATCACGTAGTGCTTGCCTGTACTCTATTAAAGCACCTGGCATAGTTCTATCACTAAGCGCATTTACATCTGTGGCGTTAAGAAGCTCTTCTCTTTTGAGTAAAATCTGCACAACCTTCTCAGCCTCATCTAGCTCAACCACAGTTAAGACTCTAGTTCTCGACTCTTCGGTTTCAACCCAAGATTCTTCTAGCTTTTCAAAAGATGGGTTGTAGACAGGTATATCGCCCATAACAAGATTTCGTAAACTCCCAGTCCAGCTTAATGGGGTGAAGGCTACGGATTCAACATCCCTGTTATAAAACGCGTACGCCTCAGTCTGTGCATGCTCAACAAGGGCGGTTATAATTTCATCGTTTATTTCGTCCTTGTAGTATCTACGAGTAACGTAATCAGTACGCCCTTCCTCCATAAACTTAATAACAACCATTTCTTCAGTTGTATCAATGTGTAGTATTTCGTAGTTTGTATACATATTTTTTCCTATCGTTTAGTAGATTATCTTAAAAGAGATGTAGCCGTTGTTAGACGCTCCACGCAGTGCAAGGTACGCCTTACTGGCTTCGTCTGCGCCGCTGCTAGAAGATGTAGTCCACCGGAATGCGTAAGTAGCTGTACCTCCGCTGTCATACGTGTTCCCGATAATCCCGTAAGTTGCGCTTGACCTGCTAAAAGTCATTTCATAGTTAGTCGCTGCACTTTGCCCAGCGGGAGTTGGGTCGCCATACCTCCAGTATTTATTGTTAGCCCTGATTTTTAAGGTTGTGAACCCTCCGGTTGTAGATGTGTTGCCGGAGCCCTTCTTAGTTAAGGCGATATACCGCACAATGGCGCTAGAGTAGGTTTGATCTGCTGCATATAGCCCTACTATTCTTTGCCCTGTAGACATGTACAATGTTTTACTAGTAGACCCAAAAGCGTTTCTGTTCTCGGCTGTTTCACTCCCTGTTAGGAACCCTGAGCCTTTCGCTTCTGCCCAACCAGCTCGACCGAACCCCGAGCTGTAACCATCTGAAGATTGATTACATGTAAGTTCGGCTGTTCTATTGTCAGAAGAATAAAAGTTACTAAACGCTATAGTCCCAGATCTCGGCACTGGCAAGTATGGGTCACAGCCGTAGTACGAGCTAAGGTTATACCCTAGCCCGAACTCGGCATTAAACGCAGCAAAAGCAAGTGATCCCGAAGATGTTATAGCCATTAACTAATTACACCGCAGGCGATCTTATGACCAACGCCCATAGCAACTTCGCCTACGCGTACAAGGGTAGCCTCAGCATCGTATGCACCGTCAGCATCAAAGCAGACATTTACAGAACGCTCATGGACACAGTCGGTATCGCCACAAGTAAAGCGAACCTGTACATCACGGCAATCAGTTTCAGTAGAAACAGTCTCACCTTCGTTATCGGGGTCAGGCATTTCAGTGGTGCGGGTGCCTGTGTATTCTTCTAGTAGTTCATATGTAATAGACATTATTTATTCTCCAATTGAGTTTTGAGGTCATCGACCTCGGATTTAAGTTCTTTTATTGCTTCGATAAGAAGACCTACCATGTTTCCGTAGGCTACGTTCTTTATTCCATCGTTGTCTTCAGATACAGCTTCTGGAAGTACTGCTTCAACTTCTTGCGCGATAACACCAGTGTGCAGCTTTTCTAAATCTTCAGTGTCATTTCGTGTAAACGTAACGCCCCGAAGCTGCTGAACTTTACTTAGCGCGTCTGGGATTACCTTTATGTTTTCTTTAAGCCGAATATCCGAGTAGGCAGTGATGTTACCTGCCATTGTTAGATTGCCAGTCATATCCATTTGGAAGCGATTTGTTGCTGCTGACCAACCACCTATACGGATTACGTTATCCGAATCAAGACCAAAGTTGACAGCGTAATAACCACCTCTGTGAAACGACATAATCGCGCCACTGCCTCCGGTGGAATACGCCTGAAGCGGAGGACTGTCACTTGTTGTGTTTCTGTTTGATTGGAAATACTTTTGACCAGTAATCGACTGAGTGGCGGTGAGTTGCACCATTGAAGAGGCTTGAACCCCATCTACAGTATCAGCATCTAGACCAGAGCCTGAGCCATCTACAGTTTTAATTGCTGTAAGAATCTCTGCTGCTGTTTGATCATTGGTGTAGCCATTAGGATTACTAGCTAGGTAGTAGTTGCTATGGTTGTGACTATCGTCTAGAACAGTAACAGTAAGGTTTGTGCTATTTAAGTTAGTAAACGTAGCAGAACCTGAGACATCACCCAATAAGTTTAAAGTAGGATCGGGAGCGTTTGTTGGGCTGTAGTAATAAGAACCCTGCTGCCCATCGAGAAGATCAGCATCTAAGCCTGAGCCTGATCCGTCAGAAGCAGAATCCCATATTCTCCTAGCAGTTGACTGGCTACCATTAGTAGTTCTACTAACCCAAAGGCTATCACTGTGAAAAGCATGTGTTAGCTGGAA